TCAACCCAGGGTGTCGGCTACTTTGTCAGTAGCTTTTTTGTTGAATGGGTCAATTTCGCGGCTGATCTTGAGGTGCTGCTCATTGATGAACCGCGCGTAACTCTGCATGATCTGTTGGGCGTTTTTGTGCCCGACGATCTGCGCCAATTCCAGAACCGACAATTCTCCACTCATTAACATGTGGGTGATGAACGTGTGCCGCGTCGTATAGAGATCGCGGTATTCTATTCCCAGCCTCTCCATCAGGTTTTGCCAGTGATACATCACTTTTCGCGCCCCGTTGTAGTGGCCTCCCCTCGGTGACTCGAATAGCCATTCCCCCGCCTGCATAAGCTGGCCCCGGAGGTAGGGCAGCAGCGGATCAAGGATCGGCACGGAGCGCACGGAGTAGGCCGTCTTTGGCGTCGTCACCTTGCCGTGCCGGATGTTCCGCTCGATGCGGATAACCCGGCGCTTCAGGTCGATGTCCTCCGGCTTGATCGCCAGGATTTCCCCAGGTCGTGCGCCGGTGTAGAAGGCGACGGCCAGGTAGTTTCTAAACCACCCGGCAGCACTCTCCAGGATCAGGGCCACCTCTTCGGTGCTGAATGGCGTGCGGTTCCTGGTAGGGGCCGTCTTACCGGGCAGCTTGATCCCTGTGGCCGGATTGACCTGGATTGCTTCATAGTCCTTCGCCATCTCCAGGATGCCGCCAAGGACGTTTACATATTTGCGGGTAGTAGTGGGGCTTATCGTTTTCAGTAGCCCCATTGCCCAGTCTCTTACCATCCCGCGTGTGATCTTGTCCACGTCGGTTGATTTGAACTCGGCTTCCACCCGCTTAACCATCTGCAAGAGTTCCCAATAGGTCTTCAGGTGCTCTTTGCTCTCCAGGTATTTTGCGGCATAATGTGAAAGAGCTTTCGGTATCTCGTCGCGGCGTGCTTCTTCTGCAAGTGCGCCACTTTCGATGCGACGCTCAAGCTCCGGGATCACCCGCTCCCTGAGATACTTCCTATTTGCCGGGGTATCATCCAGCCCCGTGCTCTTCTGTTTTCTTTTCCCGTTCACGGTATATTGCAAGTATAGCCGTGAACCACGTTTGTAAATACTGACCATTTTATATCCTTCTGGTCAGCCGAAAACCGGCTATTCATTATAACAGTTGTCTTTTAAGACACCTTTTTCAGAATGTCTTCTGTCCGCTCGTCGCGTTCTTCGGAGCGCACCCAGGCTTCCATCGCCGCTACGTCCCAGAACGGCTCTCTCTCTGTGGGCGGCTGGTGGTAGTGCTTGCCCTTGATGAAGATTACGTCCTTGTTCTTCTTGATCCAGCGGACGGAGCGGCCAAGGAACTCTGCCATTTGTGATGTTTTGAGGTATTTGGGTTTAGTGTTCATTTTTGTGCATCCCCCCGTTTAGGTTCAAATTTATCACTGTAAAACCACTTGCACATACCGCAAGCAGGGCTATTTTTGTTGTAGTGCTTGCAGTTTTCGCATAGCGGCAATATCTTTTCTTCGCACCCACCGAAAAATGGAGAAATGTTAAAACCCTTTATCCCCCTCTGTTCTCTATATTTCTGATATACGTCATTGTCGATAAGCGCGCAAAACGCGTCATCAAGCGCATCACGAATCGCAATACTGTCATAGCACGTCAAATAGTTGTTTATCCCTTGGGCGGCTTGAAAAAACCGACCTATCGCATACTCCTGCATCCCCTTGTGCGCCCTTGTCTTAGTGCTCATCTTTCTGCCTCCTTATCCGGCATTGAATGACGCACAGATGACGCCAGGCTTCACGTCTCTATCTGTAGTCCCCAAAAACTTTACTTTGATATTCTCCAGCTTATTGGCCCAATCACCTCTTTCCTCCGGCTCTGCGCATTTTTGTTTATGGGGAAGGAAACACCACCCATTATTCACCCAGGCATATGCTCCATCAGGAGATATCTTCCTGGCCTGATCTTCGTCTTCGGCATAGACCACCATCGAATCGTAGGTGTCGTACCCGGTGTTCTCGTCCTGTGAAAGTAGATATATATTCATCTATGCCTCCTTTGCTTTTCATCCCATACCTTTTTGCTGCCACTGTATCTGGCGACAACTCTCTTGCTACCGTCCTTTTGGATGGCGTAAACCTTGTCGTCCACTGCTAGTCCGATGATCCAGCCTTTTGCCATTTCTTTCTCCTCATTCTCGGCCTCTTGAAGTGCCGGGACCCGCTCAGGTCCTTCCGTCGTGTCGTGGCCCGTATGTCACGGATATAGACGCCTCTCGTCATTTCTCCGTTATGTCTTTCCGAGTGCTCAAGGGTGGCACGGAAATAGCCGCCGATCATATTGTCTGTATTCAGGATCACTCTGCCTCCGGCTTCCCTGACGTAACACTCTTCGCCAATGGCTGCGGCGATCTGGTGGAGTCTGCGGAAATGCCGGGGATAGAATTTCTCGATGTGATACTCTTCCCATTGATTGACGAATTTCACATCAAGGAACTCGTCGCCTCGCTCGTCCACCTTCTCAAGCATCTCGATGATCTTGAGTGTCTGCGGCCCCGGGCGGGCGTTGTAAACGATCTCGCTCTCGAACTCCGTGACGTCTATTTCCATCGTGCCTTATCCTGCCTTCTCGAAAAACTCGTGGAACGTGCCTACCAGGACGAAGTGCATCACGCCCCGGTCCCTGATCTTTACGAAGCCGTCAGGGGAGAGGGCCTTGACCTCCACAATCCCGCCATCACCGAAGCGCCTCTTGTAGCGCTCCCCAACTTCCGGGGGCGGGAGCAGGGGAGAATCAGACGGGGATCTCTTCGCCTGCATATCCGGCCTCCTCATTGAATTGCTCGATCAGGGCGCGTGCCGCTCCGTCGTCGGCAAAGAACTCTCGGACGTTTTCGGGGGTCAGCCCGGCCCAGGCGATGAAGGCATCCACGTCGTCAATGTTCAACCCCCTGGCTACGAACATTCCGCGATACCGGGCGAACGCCAGCTTGGGATCAGGTGCGGGAGCGGGAGCCGCTTCGGGTTCCGGTGCGGGCTCCGGCTGCTCTTCTACCTCTGCCTCGGTGAACTCCGGCTCTTCATTCTCCTCGATGCCGTAGTAGTCATTGATATAGCGTTTGATCTCCGCGTCGGTCTGGGTAAAGAACTTCTCTACTTCGGCCTCCTGCATTGCGGTGAAGTCCATATGTTCCGCGAAGTCGCGGAGGTCTTTCTTTTGCACCCCCAGCTCTTCCAAGCGGGGATAGTGCTTGGAGATATACCGGGGCATACGGGAGCGCTTGGGCTTCTCTTCCACTGGAGCTGGCTGCACTTGCTCTTTGGGCTCTTCAGGGACGGGCTCGGCCTCCTGGATGGGCTGTTCTGCTTTTTTTGAAGCCCCTTGGATCAGGGCGGCATTGATGTCGTTCACATTCTGCGGCTCGGCGGGGATGGGCTCGGCCTCAATATCCTCGACCTCTCCCTCGACCTTCATCCCCATCAGCACGTCAGGGGCATAGAGGCGGGCGAACCAGGCGGCGGCGCGGTAGCGTGCCATTTGACCTTTCATTGTTTTCCATTTCGGGTTACTCAGCCATCCCTCCGCCTGGATCAGGGCGTCGTCGATCCAGGGGCCATCGATCTTCTCGCCGTCGATGTAGGTATAAGCCCGAACTCCCCAGGGCTTTTCGCGCTCCTCGAACATAATGGGCTTGTCAAACTTGCCGCTCTGATTCATCAGGGCGATTGCTCCCTGGCCGGAGAGCTGGGGGGTTCCCTTGACGACATAGAGCTGCTGTGCCAGCATTACCATAGGGACATTGAGGCTCCGGCTCATTTCATTCAGGATCAGAATATCTCCGATGTTCTTGTATCTCTGGGGAAGGATATTCGATGTGATGTAGGCTTTCGCCATCCTCTGTTCCAGTTCAAAGCGCTTTGCGATTGCGTCTGCCGTGCTTTCCATTTGTCTTACGATTGCCGTGCTCATTTCTTTCCTCCTTCATTTTCTCCGCTTGCCACCATCGTGGCTCTCTTGATTTCCGTAATCCGCTTCTTGATTTCAGTCAAGCGCCGCCGGGCTCTTTTGGCAGCGCTCTTCTGCCCGTATCCAGCCTTTGCCGCGCTCTCCATGGCTTGCGCCGCCATCTTCAATTCATCCGCGAAGTCAAGGACTTCTTCGATTGCTTTCTCTCTCATTCTTATTTCCTCCTTTGTGAGTTTTTGGGTTTTTCTTCCGAATACAACGTGGTAAAGCACCTCTCCAGGCATCCCCGGCAAGGGGGGGGGATTTCCCAACAACCCGGAGCATCTATTCCTCCTTGAATCCCCAGTCGGGGATTGAAATGGGCTTGACGATATTCGCCACGCCTTTGGTCTTGTAATTGTGATATTGCGCCAGCAGAGTGTTGTAGTTTTCCCGTCCCGCTTCGATGGAAAGAGGCTCGATCTCCCAGATGTCCACCATATAGGGCTTGGACGTTTCGACCGTGATGAAGATGAAGGTCTCTGCGTTATGCCCGGCCATTTGCATTGTGTCGAGATACCAGGCGGCTTGTCGGTGGTAACGGTATTGATAGAGGCTCTTTGCGAAACCCCGCTCGCTTCCGTCTGCCGTAGTCTTGAGATCAATGACGATCCCCAGATCGGGCCGGTAATAGTCCGGGCGGCACTTGCGGCGCACCTCATAAAGCTTGTCGTCAGCAAAGATACTTTGCTCTGCCTTGCCGCCTTGCAGCAGGCCCCCGGCGATCGCCATAACGTTTCGGGCCATCGCTTCGGCCTGCTCCCAGACATTCACCGGGACGACGGTCTTGCCTTGGCACTCTTCCAGAAAGAGGGCGTTGGCCTCCTTGTAGGCTTTGGAGTTTTTGTTCAGCTCACAGCCCTCGAAGTCCTCTTTGACGAACTCGTCACCGAGAGTGTCGGGCTCCAGCACCATTTTGTGAACCAGGGTGCCGAGATTGAATTGCGGCCCCTCCAGCTTGAAAAGCTCTTTGTGCTCGTAATGGAGCGGGGATTTTTCCAGCAGCCGGAAGTCGCTTGCGCTGATCCCTTCGGCGGCGTGGTATTCTGCGTTTGTCATTATCTTTATGCCTCCTTATGTTTGATGTATAGATCAACTTCTACACTCCGAAAGTATGGCACAGATAAACTTAAATTAAAATAAATCTTGTTGATTTTTAGGTCAGAAAGTAAAAAATAGGCATTTTGCCTATTTCTTTAGAGGGATTTGAATACCTTGGTGCAGCGTGCCGTATAGAGTTCAGCAACTCGATCTTTTGGGATGACTATTGGGGTACAGCCTTCGCAAGAGGTATTGTCCGGCAACAGGATCACGGAACCGTCGCTTTGCCTCTTTACCCGTTTGATTCCGCTTTCTCCATCGAAAGTATAGTGGACTACCGAATTATCTGAGGGTGGCCTTTTTGTATCGCATACCACGATCTCACCATCGGCTATTGTGGGCCACATACTATCTCCTGATGCCTTTACTGCGTAGGAACTTGATGCATCGACGCCAGGGGGGACGGCTATGTATTCATCCGATTCATAGAAGGCCCCCGTAGGCACGCCGCAAGATGCTTCGCCGATCAGAGGGATATATCTATTTAGAGGTATCTCCTGCGTTTCGTCGAGCAGATAGTCAACTGTTACATTGAGGTAATTGGCTACAGCTTTTAACTTCGATTTCGGAATTTCCTGTTTCCCGCTCACCCATCTACTGACAAAGCCCTTGTCCTCATTCAGCATTTCAGCGAGCTTTGTCTGAGCACCGCGCCCTTTTTCTCTCAAGAGCATTTTTAGCTTTTCGTGTGTTTTCATTATGTCCTCCTTCCACATCACTTTAACTGGAATTGGCTTATCGGTCAATTAAACAATAATAATGTAAGGATTGATTTATCGGACAACCAATTAATAATTAATTAAGTATATGTGTGAGATAATTGACCTCTGAATCAAAGAAGGAGGCAGAAGTATGGCACAAGAGAAAAAGAAAAAGCGTATAAAGCAGCTTGATATTGTAGAGAAGACTGGGATTGATAAGTCAACTATCAGCAGATATCTCAGCGGAGAAAAGACCCCTTCACTTCGCATTGCAAAATACATTTCTGACAAAACGGGACTGCCGATGGATATTTTCCTGTCGAGGGCCGCACAGCAGATTCATTTAGGAAAAGTTTATCTCAAACACGATGTTTTTATTGGAACAAACAGTAAAGGGGCTAAAAATGTTGAAGGGTGAATGGGCCGAAGCCCGAAGATGTGTCACTTTACGTTGGAGGCATAAAGATAAACACGTGGCAATTATAACACGCCCGGTGTCGAGTGTCAAGACTGGAGGCAGAAGATGATAATCAAAAAACTAAGAAGCGACTACACCCATATCCCGAACGAGATCATTACAGACCCCAATGTGACCGACAAGGCACTTCGCATCTATTGCTACATGATGAGCAAGCCGGATCGGTGGAATTTCTACCGTGACGACATCAAGAAGCAGGTAGGCATCAAAACAAACGAAGCGGTAGCTAAAGCGTTGAAGTGTCTCATCGATGCAGGGTGGATAACCCGGAGCAAGGCTACGCCCAACCTTGCCAAGAAATACGGGTGCAACAACGGCACATACATCTATACGATTTTCGACGTTTGCCGAAAAGTCGGGGAAGCCGAAAATACGGGTGAACCCGAAAATTCGGTTGGACCGAACATTCGGGAAACCCGAACACATAGTAAGACTGATATATCCAGTAAGACTGAATTATCAAGTAAGACTGAAGGGGAGAGCCTGCCTCCTTCGGTGAACAAGAAGGCGTGGGCGGAGTGGATCGCCTACAAGGGCAAAGGCTACAAGGGAGTATCCAAGACCAAGGCAATAAATCTGCTGTCGAAGTTCACATACGAAGAGCAGCAGGAAATGGTCGATACGGCGATAATGAGCGGCTGGAAAGGCATATTTCCGCCGAAACGCCGGCCAAAACAAGAAACCCAGCCGGAGTTGATCCTATGCTGACCGACAATCTTGAGCTGGCCGTATTGTCGTCATTCCTGTTCGCCGGGGAGGACGGAGAGCGTTACGCCTACGAGCTTGAGCCTTCGATGTTCTCCACTCCGTTCCGTCGTCGCGTCGCTGAGCGCATCAACGAAGAAACTGCGGGGGACAGGGCCTATCAGGTGCTCTCCACGATCCTGGAGGAGTCGGTGGACGGGACCAAATACGAGCACGACATGATCGAGATACTGGGGGCCTCTCCGTTTGACCTCAAGTCGTCGAAGCGTATCTACGACGAGATCGTAAGAGCGAGAAAGCTTGAAGCGGCAAGGGGGCTGCTGTGACACCAAAACAGATCAAAGAGCTGGCGGACAAGGCCAACCGGCTGCGGGCTGAATACTCCAAGCTGTATGAGCTGGGTGACACCCATAAAGCCATCGGGCTGGAGCGCGAATATCTCAACCTGCGGCGGCGCGTTATCGACGAAATCTCAAGCGAGGTGAGCCGAAAGCGTGCCGTGCCGTTGGCTGAGGTTAAACGCCGGGTCAGAGAACGGCCAAAGAAGCCGCGATACGCCACAGGGATTGACGTTCTTGACCGGGAGCTTGTCCCCGCCAAAGAGTACAACGGCTACAACGTCGGCGGATTCACTTTGGGCAACCTGATCCAGATCGTCGGGGCCAGGGGCAGCGGGAAATCGTCGATCATGATGAAAATTCACGGGAATATCTCCAGAAGAGAGCCCGTGCTGTGGGTGGACTTCGAGATGGGTGAAGCGCGGGTGGTCGAGAAGATCGAAGACTTCCCCCACGACGAAGAGAATCTGCTGTATTACAACGCCTCCCGTGAGATCGACGACATCATCGACGAGATCAAGATGCAATATGCGTCCGGCTGCCGGAATGTGGTGATCGACTCGGCAATGAAGATCAGGGCCGGCAGACTCCAGGGTTACGAGCGGGCGAGCTTTGTCAGTGACAGGCTTTCTGAGCTGACGAGTACGCTTGAGATCAACATTTTCGTAATCAATCAGCTAAGCCAGAATTCGGAGCACGAGGGCCGGGCGGCCATCAAGCACGGCAACGACGCGGAATATGACGCGGACTTTATCTTCTTCGTCGCCAAGCTCCCCAAAAAGGATACCTCCGGCAAGCCGATGAAGGACGAAATCGGGGCTCCCGTAACCGACGACAGCCGGCGGTTTCTGGTCTGTGCCAAAAACCGCCAAGACGACAGATTATTCAAAGTGCAAATCACAAAAGCCGACATTTTCGGTGGTGGCGCGGCCCGCGCTTCCCCACGCCACGAAGAGGTGGTTTTTGAACCGGGGGACGACGGCACGCTATTTGAATCAATAACAAGACAACGAGAGGAGTTGGAATGAAGCAATATATCGGGACAAAAATCATCAATGCAAAGCCTATGACCTTGGGGGGATACAACAATTTTCGGGGCTGGGAAATTCCGAAAGACGAAGACCCCGCACGGGAGGGGTATTTGGTTGAATACACCGACGGCGGGGAGCCCAATACTGCCGAGTATAAGGGCTATGTGAGTTGGTCGCCCAAGGAGGTATTTGAACGGGCATATCGCCTGAATGGGAACCTGACCTTTGGAGACGCACTTGTTTATCTGAAGGACGGCAAGAAGCTGGCTAGGAGAGGTTGGAATGGCAAGGGGATGTTCATATTCCTTGTCCCCGGAAGTACCTTCAAGGTGAATCGCTCCCCTCTCTTGGGGATTTATCCAGAGGGGACAGAGGTGCAATATCACGCTCATATCGACATGAAAACTGCGCAAGGCTATATCGTGCCCTGGTTGGCATCCCAAGCAGATATGCTGGCCGAAGATTGGGAGGTGGTCGAATGAAAAAGATCGCATTGGTCGTAGGACACCGAAAGAACGCACAGGGAGCCTGGGGAAATGCCGGGGTGAGCGAGTTCAAATATAACTCCCATCTGGCCGAAGCCATCAAGGATAAGCTGGATCAGGTTGGCTTTGGCGGTGAGGTAAAGATTTTCTTCCGGGACGATCTGCCCGGCGGATACGGCGAGAAAATGAAGCGGCTGCATAAACGGATCGACGAATGGGGTGCCGACTATTCGGTCTCGATGCACTTCAACGCGGCGGGGCGGCAGGACGTGAACGGCCACGAAGTCCTCTACTGCTCCAAGACGGGCCGCAAAGTGGCCGAGATTTTCGATGAAGCGCTGGACCACTCCCTGAAAAACAAAGACCGGAAGATCAAGAAAAAGACCCGCAAGGATCGCGGCGGGGGCTTCCTGTGCCGCGGCAAGAGCGTATGCGTGCTGGTGGAGCCCTTCTTTGCGGCGCACCAGAAGGAGTATATGCCCGGTACCCCCGGCTACGACGCGCTCCTGCACGCCTACGCAAACGCGATCATCCGCACGGCGAAAGAGGTGTGACGTGAACACCGTTATCGTGTTGGGGACATTGACTAGCGATGTGGACCTGCGTTTCAGTAAGTCCGGCAACGCTATCGGGAAATTCTCTCTGGCTTACAACAAGAAATATAAGGCCTCCTCCGGGCAGATGGAAGAGAAAGTGAGCTTTTTCGATTGTGTCGCCTTCGGGGGCCGCGCCGAAACGATCCAGCGCTACTTTCAAAAGGGGAGCCGGATACTCATTCAGGGGGAGTTGGAGCAGCAAACTTGGACGACAAACGACGGCGGCAAGCGCAGTAGGGTCGTCATAAACATTCTGGGCTTCGACTTCGTCGACCGCAAAAGCGGCGGGCAGTCCCCCCGACAGCCACAGACACCGCCGGGTGGTCAATACGCCGACATTCCAGATGATGAAATCCCGTATTGAGGTTGGGAATGGAAACGATCAAAGAATATGAATCTTTCAGCACCGACGCCCAGGAGATTGCCAATGAGCTGGTGATCGAGGAAGTGGCAAGCACTCCGATTCTGGTGCTGGTGGACGAGCGCGATTGGCACTTGCTGGAAAACTCCGAGAAAGTCGAAGCGGTTGAAGTACGGGGAGGGCCGAAAATGACAGTCGGTGAGCTGAAGAAGAAAAAGGTCGTCTTCTGCACAATCAAAAAGCAGGACGCACCGCTCATTGACCTGGTGGCGGAAGATTGGGAGAACATTATCGAGGGCGGGGTGGTCAGACTGAAGATCGTCCCGGCCCTCGGATTGATCTAGGAGTGAAAATGCGAAAAGAAATCTTGATTTTCGACATCGTCCCCGTCCCGGCTCCGCGCCCGAGAGTAACGAAAAGCGGCGCGTATATGCCGGAGAGTTACCGTAACTTCAAGCGGATCATCGGCTATCTTGCCCGTCGGCAGCTCAAGGCCCCCTTTACCGGAGCGGTCAAAATGAACATCTTGTTTCAGTTCAAGAAGCCCAAAAGCTGGAGCAAGGCGAAGCGGAAGCGGGCATTTTGGCACACGCAAAAGCCGGACAAGGACAATCTGGAGAAGTCCATAAAAGACGCGCTGGAAGGCATAGCGTACCGTAACGATTCGGCCGTTGCGAGCGGGTCGATACACAAGGTCTGGGGCGACTGTAACCGGATCGTGGTAGAATTGGAGGATTTGAGCGACGAAGAGCGTCCTGAAATGTTTTATCAATATGCAAAGGAGGAAGGAAGATGAAAAGATTTTTAAAGGTGGCCGCCGTTGGTTTGATTTTTGGGGCGGGCTGGGCAAATGCTGGGAATATGGCGCCGCCTGAGATAGAAAAATACAGATTCTCGGATTTTCCATACAAGGGGGCGGAGTGGGTCGATAAAGATCAAAATATCAAGGATTCAAATAAAGTCCCTATGCAAAAAGCGGAGAGTATGGTGATATACCAGGGGCTCTACAAAAATGATCTCTACAAAATGACAGGAGGGGGAGAACCTAAAAGGAAAATAGTAATCAGACAAAAAATCCCCTGTTATGTCGTTCCCAAAAACTGGGCTATTGCTGCTAAGGGTCCTTTCAAGGGTAATCGGAAATTTGGCAGAAGGACAGAGAAGATAGATAGCCATACCGTCGCTGTTTACAAAGAAGGCAATGGGGGGCTCCAAAATACTACTCTTACGGGCCAGCACCGGCGTGGACTGATCGATATGAAACTGAGCGGCGGCACATTGACGGACATCACGCCGAAGAAGCTGAATAAGAGCAATTCGACGATCATTCTCGGAGATAACCTCTCGTGCCTGAATAAGCCTAATGAGGAGACGTGGAACGTATATTGGAAGCTGAACGGTAAGTGGGTGCATATGGCGCGGGAGAAGTTTTATCTAAATCAGTAAATAATGCGTTCTAGCGCTAAAAAATTAACTAATTTAATAAAATATTAAGATTACAACTAGTAATATGCAGATGGCGGCTACCTGAACCGCCTCTCCGAAAAAGCGGCTGATTACCGCTGGAGAGACGGAATGAGGTGCAGCGCTGTGGATTAGCCCCCTCTTGATTGAGTGGCAGGCCCCATTAGTCTCAAAAGAGGCTGGTGGGGCTTTTTTTTTGGAAAATTTTGGGTTGAGGGGTGGGGATCTCAGTTAAGGGGGATCGTATGATAGAGCTAATCCACAGCGTCGTGACACCTCACAGGGTCGCATATGTCGCCATAGCCATCATTTATCTCTACCTTGCTTGGGCTTCCAGGTAGGGTAAGAGATGCGCGGGGGACTCATCACCCCCCGCGTTATTTATTTGAATCAGCAGATAAAGCCCTTCAGCGTGAAGGATTAATTAGAAATTAAGATTTTATAGAGCATACTTGCAGAGGTGGCCCTTGAACACCTACCACCAACCTCGATGAAAACGAGGATCATATCGGGCTGGTTACCCGGTATAGGTATGGTGGCTGGGCAACCGGTGAGTAGCATGTCCCTCATAAGATGGGTTCCCCCGGTCATCCTTGGATGGTCGGGGTTTTTTTTTGGTTGGATTTTGCCGGGATGCGGGGTGGTATCCCAATCTTATGAGGTGCAACATGCATCAATTATTACTTCTACTCACCGGCTTAACCAGCCACCAAGTCGCCTATATCATCGTAGCTTTATGCTACTTGATTATGGTTCTCGTTTATCTATTTCTTGCCTTTCACGGTTAAGGGGTAGATAAGAGCGGCGGCCTAACCAACCGTCGCTTCTCTCTTTATGCCTCCAAACAAATTCACTTAATCAAAGCGTGCGGAAACAGCGTATCTCCCAGCGCAATGAAGTTTCCGCCCTCCTGGGGCTTTTCGTCGAAGAAGCGGGAGAGTGCTTCCAGTTCCCGGACATACGGGCGGCCAATGGTTCCCAGCTCTTTTTCTATCTTGTCCCGAAGTTCCTTGATGCGCCGGCCCAATTCGGGAATGACGCCTTTAATGTAAAGCTTCGCCAGCTTTTCATCCAGTTTGGGAAGCTGGCGGTCGTTGTAGGTGATCCGGTTGATGGAGCGGCGGAGTTCGGTGTTTTCCCGCTGAAGGGCGTAAATCCGCTGCTCCAGCGTGGCGATCCGCTCGGCGGCGAAGGTGTCGGGGGCGGACTTTTTGCTCTTTTGGCGCCAATAGGCGTTGATTACGGCGAAGGTTTCCCTCTGAAATGCTATAATACGGTCTCGTAAATCCTTCCGCACACGGTTAGGGTTTATCGAGTAGAGAAACGCGGGGAGATGGTCAACCGCCAAGCTAAGCATCTCCTGCGTTCCGCCCTTTGTAACAAAAGGGATACACATAAGTGAATACCTTGTATCATTCTTTATCTTTTCCGATTGCCTCCCCCAAGAAAGCCCCATACTTTCTACAATAGGTTTAAGTGCAACGTAGATGACGCCTGTCTTTTCATCTTTCGCTGTTAGTAGATTTGCACCTTGGAAGTCAATCAGCGCGGTTTGAAGGTGTGACATAATCTCTCCTTGTGGTTTAATAGTCGAAGCCGACATTCGAAGTATAGCCGGTCGCACTTGTCAAAAAAAGAACGATTGCTAAATTGTGGCTTCGGGAGGGATTATATCACTAAGATAGTTATTATGTCAAGATATAAATAGCTAAATTAGCTATTTATTGCAGAAGGCTTTTTTTGCCTGTTCATATTTTTTCTCCTTGTGGAGGAGTTCAATCATACGCGGAACCCATCGGGGGGTATCAATAACACCTCTTACCCATTGGCTTACGGTGTTCTCTGCTACCCCGATATTCGCGGCAAACTCTTTCTGAGTCATTCCGAGACTTTTGATCTCTTCTTTCAGGTTGTAATCGTTCATTTTGTTGCTCCTTCAGTAAACATTTGATAGCCTTAAAAGAAAGGATTTCTTATGGCTATGATTGTGGCATTTATTATAAATGCGGCCCTCTTTATTGTTTATGCGGTAGGAACCTATACCTATATCTGGCATAATGTGATCGCTGCCGCCGTCGCTGCGCTTGTTCTTTCCGCCTTGTCGCAAAACATCGTTTTGGCGTTTATCGCTTATCCGCTGCTTGAATATTTTACCGTTGGGCACTTGACGGAGTATAGTGTAATGTCAATCGTACTTAATGCTATACTGGCTATCTACTTGCTTTTGGTTGTGTTGTTTAGAAGGCAGCCGGTTGATGAATGGTGATTTCTATTTACCTATCTTCTCCTTAGTTTGCTGCGTATTCTTGCTTAACCTGTCTTGGGTTAGCTCCATAATTTTGCCAAATACCCAACGCAATCCGTCCCACATATCCCGCAGGAGAGCGAACGGGTAGCGGTTGAGCGGGTAGGGGCGCTTCATACCTCCTCAGCGTAGGTGTTCCAATATTCAAGGAGATCATGGATAGTATGTTCTTCAAACTCTATCCCCTCTACATCATAGAGAGATACTCTTTGGTCCATCCCTACCAATACTTCCATATTGTCATATGTCAGAACATCGCCATTTTTCGTGATTAGCCCGCTGGGGTTATCACCAAGATCGACTTCCTTTACTGCCTTATCCTGGAAGATTAAATCGCCTTCCAGGGCCTTTATTCTGCTAATTTTGATTGCTTCCATTTTATGCCTCCTTGCTTGATTTGTTAATTATAGCCGCTCTCACCGAAAAGAGCGGCATTTTTTCGATTTGAGCTATATACCGGATACACGCTTCCCGGCTGGTTGCTCGAAGAAAGCGGCGCACCTGCTCGCGCTCCTCGATCTTCCCGCGCTTTTTCTCCTGGATCGCACTCACACTCTCCAGGAGATAGCGGGCGGTCGGCTCCCAGCCTGCCGGGGGCTCCTCTTGCCTGATCCGGTAGCGGCTCCCCCTTATGATGATCTCCTGCATCTGCTCGCCTATGAAAGCATTTGCAGGATCACGGCGGCGGCGATGATGTGCCAAAGTCTCAGCGCCCAGCGGATCGCCCAGGCTGCCGCGTCTTTAGCGGCTTGGAGTACTTCGGCTTTCATCTGATCCCCTTGTTTCTCCTGATCCTGGCCCAAAATCGGGCCAACTGTGCGGCTGTCCTGCATCCGGCGGCTATGGCCGTTTTGAGTTGTGCAGCGGTCATTTTCTCGCCTCCTTTTCGTAAAGACTGAGTGCGGTTTTGAACGTGTGCGCCTTTTGTAGGGACTTTTCCCGCATTTCATCCGTCCAAAGCTCACGGTCGGAATCCTCTAGGTGGTATAGGTATTTCTCGCGGGCCTGCTGGCGGGTGTAAAGATTGCCTTCGATCTCCTGGATCACGACTTTCCCTATCTCTCGGTTTATAAAGTCGGAGATTTTCCCGTTGTAGATTAGCTCTTTGTTGTCGGTCCCGATCTCGATCTCTTGCGCGATGATCGTTAATTCCTGGGTGTTGATTGTGTATCTGTATTCTTCGCCACCGGTCACGTCGTCGAGGTCGCAGTTCGTGTAATTTGCCGCGATGAATGCGTTTAGCAGTCGCGCGGACCGCAGTGGCTCCGGGTGCAATAGCTTCACAGCCTCCAGCAGCTTATAAGCCATTCCCTCCGGGTATCCGTCATAGTGGCTATAAATCCTCGTGCCGTCTATTGTGATGATACTTCGTGTTGCCATCTTTACGCCTCCAAAGTTTATTAGTTGACCTGTTAATCAACTGAGCGAAGTATGACACGATATAGCTTAATTAAAAATAAAAGCAGATGAGTTTTCAGTCAATTTCCCGTAATTCGTTTAAGAGTAGCCATAAAATGGGGATTTATTAGGGTGTTGAAATGCGCTATAACTTGGCTCCTGGTGGCCTTCTGCGGCTGTTTTGGCTTATTTTTGGCGGCTTAATTGTAATTCATAGGTCAACTATGATAAAATGGTTTTCAGATATGGGGGGATCAGGGGGGTTAGTATGCGTTCCTGTTGTTTAGGATCGTTCCCCGCGTTTCTGCTTTTCCCCTCTTGGTTACCGGTGTAATAGGTTGTTAAACGTGGAAAGTGTAGCCCGGTGATTATTGAGTCAACCGGGTAAGGAAGGAGTGTTAAGAGTGGAGCCAGTTGTTAGGAGTTTGGCGTTAAGTGGGGAGAGCGGGAGGAGGAGCGGGGCCGGTCTGAGAAAATGCAACGCCTCACGCACACACGCGAGACCGGATCACCTGGAGCCCATCGAGGCACAAAAAAGGGCCGGATTAGCTGACAGTTTAGCCGACACTAGCGCAAGAGTGCCCATTTTACGGGGCTTTGCATCGGATGCCCTATCCGAGACACCGAAAAAGAGGGGATCGAGGGCGGCAGAGAGGGCAACGATCCAGGCACTCCAAAGCAAAACCCACCCCCACCCCCCGCGCGTGGCCGTTTGTCATATATATCACCCCACACCGACCCCGCACCAATTTTCAAGCTCTAAGCAAGTTGGCTTTTCAATCAACTCCGCAAAAAGGTTCGCACTATGAAGATAGCCACACTATTCTCCGGTATCGGTGCTCCTGAAATGGCGGCACGTCACATATTCCCAAGTCACGAGATCGTCTTCTCCTGCGAAATCGACAAGTTCGCGCGAAAGAGTTATGCCGCGATCTACGGTGAAGAGCCTCTTTATCACGATGTGCATAATGTCCCGGCGATCTTCTATCAAGGTCATATCGACCTGCTGGTGGGCGGCTCCCCCTGCCAGAGCTTTTCTGTGGCAGGTATCCGCAAGGGCGTCAATGATCCGCGTGGAGCGCTGATCTATCAGTTCTACCGGGTGGTGGACGAAGCACGGCCCAAAGTATTCCTATTCGAGAACGTCAAGGGCTTCAGGAGTATCGACAAGGGACAGACGCGCGAAGAGTTTGAGCGGGCCTTCCGCTTACTGGGATACACAGTTCATTCCGCCGTGCTGAATACCAAACATTACGGCCTCCCTCAAAACCGGGAACGGTATTTCCTTGTCGGCTTCAAAAGCAAAACCGCCGGGGAGCGGTTCCGGTTTCCGAAAAAAGTCCCCCTGAAGCTCATCCTTTCAGACGTGCTTGAAAATAAGGTGGATGAAAAATACTACCTGACCGACAAGGCTCTTGAGTATATGAATCGTGATACCGGCGACGGGCGGACGAATTGGGATAAGGGGCTGCATTACGACACGGCTAAAAAAATCGGCAGTGCCGTACCCGCCAATATGCACAAGGGACTGCCCTATGCCGTCCTGCTGCAAAGACCCAGAGGGAAGAACGCCGGAGGACTGAAGGCCCTCGATGGGGTATGCCCGACATTGGACAGCTCATATTTCGAGCATAACAACCACATAGTGGAACCGGGTGAGCCGATGATTGAGCGCTGGGCAAACTCGAAAATAGGTTCTGTTTTGGACACTATTGCCCCAACGATCAAAGCCAATTCCATGTATTCGGACATCAGAAACCGTCCGAGGATTCATAAGAATGGACATATCAGAAAGATCACCCCGAAAGAGTGCTGGCGACTGCAAGGCTTCCCGGATTGGGCACACGATTCCGCCAAAGACGCTGGAGTAAGCGATACGCAGCGCTACAAGCAGGCTGGAAACTCTATGAGTGTCCCGGTGATCGAGGCACTGTTTCGCTCAATCGCTATTGCAACGGGCATAAAGTCAGAGGAGGTGGCCTATGCCTAAAACTCCCCCCGCCAAAAACTACCTGACGAAAATGGAAATCCGGTACCTGCATCGCTTCGCGGAGCTTATGGACGAGCGTAAGGCGTTGAGGGAAGTGTTCGGCCCATATACCCCCAGGAAGCGCCACGACGAGATTATGGCGAAGCCCCTGGCGCAAAAGAAGCTGAAGGAGATCGTCGATAACGGGATAGCGGATATGGAAAACGCCGCGTATTCCGCGATGAAGAAGCTGGTGAACATCCAGAATACGAATATCGCCGACATCCTGGACTTGCAAACGGGGCAGATAAGAGAGGACATTGACCCCGCCTATGCCGATGCGATCAAGAGCATCAAGTATGACCCGGAGACAGGGGCCGTGGTGCAGGTCACGCTGGCCGACAAGCTCAAAGCGGTTGAAACGACGCTCAAATTCGCGGGCAAGCTGAACAAGAAGGTCGATATGAACGTCAATGTTTCGATCACCGATCAGCTCAGAAACGCCGAGATCCCCGACGAGGAAGTGGACGGCTTCATCAAGCAGATGCTGGGAGCGCCTGACGACGCCATCGAAGCCGAGGTAGAGGAGGGTGGCGATGAATCCAAGTGAGCTCCAGGCCAGGACTTATCTCTTTTTGGAGTACCTGCGCCACGAGTGCGGGATCAGCTACTCCAAAATGGCGCGCAAGGCCGGCCTTGCCATTCCCCCCGTCGCGAAGCACGAGCTATCGAATAAGAGCTGCTATCGCCTCTGTATGGCCTTCAGGGAATATGTGGACGGCTTCGACGAATACTACGGATGGAGGAAATCGGCGTGACCAAAGAGGACATCCTGATCGTCAAAGCCGGGGCCAAGAGCCTTGAGTTCTTTGTGCGCGTCATACTCAAAGCGAAACCCACAAAGCAGCAGATGAAGGCGATCAGGGCCATAGACCAGGGCAAAAAGAAAATCTCCATACGCTCAGGTCACGGGACTGGGAAAACGACACTACTTGCCTGGATCGTCCTATGGTGGGGGCTGGGGAGGGAAGATGCGAAAATCCCTATGACCGCACCGACCGGACACCAGCTTTACGACCTGCTGATGCCGGAGATCAGGAAATGGCGCGAAAAGATGCCCGTGCAATACCAGAACGAAGTCGAGGTCAAGACGGAAAAGATCGACTTCGCCAACGGAAACTTCGCCGTGCCGCGTACCGCCCGGAAAGATCAGCCCGAAGCACTCCAGGGATTCCACGCTACCAATCTGGCGTTTATCATCGACGAAGCCTCCGGTATCCCCCAGGTGATCTTCGAGGTGGCAGAGGGCGCAATGACCGGGGAGAGCACGCTTGTCATTATGGCGGCCAACCCGACGCGGACAGAGGGCTACTTCTATGACAGCCATCATAAGAACCGCTGGCAATGGGAGTGCTTCCAGTTCAACGCCGAAGAGAGCGAGAACGTATCAAAAGAGTGGATTGAAGAGAAAAAGCGGCAATACGGCGAGGATAGCGACGTTTACCGCGTCCGTATCAAGGGGGAGTTTCCCCGGCAATCCTCAAACGCCGTCTTTTCGCTGCAAGAGGTGGACGACGCGACGACGCGCGAGATCGTGGACGACAGCGGGGCAGAAGTATGGGGCTTGGACGTTGCCGACTTTGGGGACGACAAATCGGTCCTGGCGAAGCGAAAGGGCAAGCACTTCCACGAGATCACCGCCAGAAGCGGCTTGACCCTACCCGATCTTGCCGGATGGCTGATCTACGAATACAACCAGGCCAAGCGTAAACCCGCTGTGATCTTCGTGGATGCCATAGGTATCGGCTCCTCTCTGCCGGCAGTCTGCTTCGAGAAGGGCCTGGACATTGTGATTGGGGTCAAAGGATCGAATAGCGCTTCTAACTCCGAGAAATATCACAACAAGCGCGCAGAGTGGTACTACAACCTCAAAGACCTGCTGGAGGATGGGAAAATCCCCGACGACGACGAGCTAGTCGGAGAGCTTATGGCCCAGAAGTACCAAATCTCATCCACCGGAAAGATCCAGCTAGTAGAGAAGAAAGAGATCAAAAAAGAGCTGGGCCGCTCCCCGGACAAAGCGGACGCCTGCGCCCTGACGTGTGAACGGATGATCTATGTCGAGGAGGAGAACGACGACATCCCGGAAGCCGATATGGAGGATGTGAGTGGAACCTATGGGCTGGGAGGTGCGGCGTGGTAACGAGCCTGGATATTTCAAGACACCAGGTGCGCGAGCTTTGCCGGGGAAATCTGCTGGCGCTTTATAAAGCCGTGCTGCGTCACGGTGATATGCGTATAAGTATTTTCCGGCGATGGGCGATAACACATCTCATAAAGACAATGGCGGAAGCCGGGCTAACCGATACGCAAATCGCCGCCGCTTTGGATATGCGGCCCCGTGCTGTGCGTCTAAGAAAGAACAGCCCAACCCCAAAGGCGTTCCAGAGAACACTAAAACTATTTGGCAACCCCCTATCGGCGCTAAAAGCAAGCCGGGAGTGGGCATGTGAGGTATATGTGTCCCGCCAATTTGTCGAGTATCTGCTGATCGAGGATATGGCCCGCGCCGGATGGACCACGCGGCAGATTGTCGCCGCGACAGGCTTCGGGGAACGGCGCGTCCAGCGGATCGTCAAAAAAATAAGAGAGGAGCAAGAATGACAAAAAAAGAGCTGATACTCAGCATGATCGACGAGGCAAAGAAAGGTTTCGACCTGTACCGGGACGACTTTTCAATCCTTGAAGCGGGATACCTCAACCTCCTGCCGGAGGAAACGGTGAAGTCCCTGCGAAGGCGTCGCAAAAGCCATATCACTCCGAAGATCATCAAGGCCAAGGTCCGCAAGGTGGCAATCTCCGTGATGAAAACATACTTCGAGAACGAGGAGTTTGCCAAGTTGACGCCGCAAGTGCCGACCCCGGAAAGCATCAAGGATGTGCAGAAGCTCCAAAGAGCCTTGGATGAATGGACGACAAAGCGGATCAATCTCTACACCCGCTTCAAACCCTCAGTATTGGACGCATTGATCTACGGCACGCCGATTATGAAAATCTACTGGGCCGACGGGCAGCTCCGTATCGAGCGCGTGAAACTGAAGAATATGTATCTCGACCCCAATGCCTCCAATGTGTTTGACATCCAGTATTGTGTCCACCGGGTCACAACGACCATCGGCAACCTGCGACAGCAGTTTGGGAGGAAGTTCAAGTGGAAAAACTATATCGGCGACAGCGAAGACGGTACCAGTTACCTCTCAAGTGCCGACCTTGGGGATGCAAGCCGCATCGAAGTCCGGGACGTTTACCGCTATCAGAGTGGGAAGTGGTATGTCTCCACCGTTCTCCCGGGCGATGCGTTCGTGCGGCTTGACGAGCCACTGAAAGACGGCCTTCCCTTCATCATCGGGAGCGTCGAGCCTCAGTTTGTCCGCCTGGATGAGAGCAACGCGGTGGAAGCCTACGGTGGAAGTTTCATCGAGCCGATGATTCCCCTCCAGGAGGAATACACCGTCACCCGCAACCAGCAGATCGACGCGATAGCCGAGAGTCTTAGTAAGCGATTTTTGGCGACGAAGACCTCCGGGCTGAACGAGAAAGACCTCTTGAGCAATCGCACGAAGATCAGCGTCTCAAGTCTCAATGAGGTCAAGGAGCTACAGGCTCCGCGTATCGACCCCAGTATCTTCGGCATCGACCGCCTAGATAGTGAGATGCAGGAGGTGAGCGGGATCACCAAATACAACCAGGGCCTCAACGACCCGCACAACCTCAATCAGACGGCCACAGGCGTCTCCATCCTGACCGAAGAGGGCAACGCCGTGATCGCGGACATCGTTCGAGCGCTCAACGAAAGCTTTTTCGAGCCCGCGATCCGGCGGATGGTCCGGCTGATCTACAAGTATGGAGAGAGCCCCATTTTTTACGGCCTTGACCGGACAAAAGACCTGAGATTCTACGTCACGATCAACGCCGGAGTAGGGGCGGTAAACAACGAATTGCTACTCAATAACATCGCTGCGGCAGAGGGCGCCGCCCTCCAGAACGTCAAGCTTGCCGCCGAGCTTCAAGATGCGGAACGTGCCAAGCGGTATATGGACGTACTCGACGAGCTTTTCAAAGAGAAGTTGAAAGCGCTCAAGCTTAGAACACTCATCCCAACACTGAAAGGAGAAACAGACGATGAACGAAGAGACACCGGAGACGGAACAGACGGAGGTACCGGAGGAGCTGGAGCTTCAATCCCTCAAGGGGGAGCTGAAGTCCCTGACGGAGCTGCACAACTCGGCGGCGTTCCAGGCGTACCTGGAGAGGCTGACGGAGAAGTACAACCAGCTCTACCGTGACGCCGTAACCGACCCCAAGATCGACGACCACGTTATGCGCCGGAAGATCGAGCAGCAAAGAGGTGTCGCCTATGCGATCAACCTTGTCCCTATGATGATCGACGATATCAGGGGCGAGATCGAAGCTATTGAATTTGAGGAAAAGGAGTAGACAATGGCACCAAGACCCACTAAAGCAGAAGCAAGCAAGCCCGCTCAAAACGAGACCAAACCCAAAACCGAGGAGGTGAAAGAGGAAGAAGCGAAGATCGAAGATCCCAAACAGAAGACGCCTGAAAATGCTGAAGATACCCCTGTACCGGTTCCTGAACCTACACCCGATGAAGCGACCGAGAAAACAGAAGGGCTGAACATCCTGGAGGCTCTGGAAGCTGCCGGACGCTCCAGAAAGGTTCGGCGTGCCGGATGGCCCAAAGAGCTGAAACACCACTACGTCACCATCTATCGGGGCGAAACGCGCCCCACTATGACCAACGGCAAGAGCGGTAGCCCCTACGCCCCTTCGATTGTGGACGTAATGGCTAAAGACTGGCAAATCATCATCGACTAAAGGAGAACACGATGCAAGAGACACCCCCTATGACCCCTGAAATGTACGCGGAGCTTATGCAGCAGCAAGGACAGCAGCCCGAAGGAGGAGTGCCGCCCCAAGCCCCTGCTACGGACCCCGGCACGATGCAGCCTCCCGCCCAACCCGCACCGGCAGCCCCCGCCGCCCCCCAAGGCGAGCCCTCTCCCGAAGAGATCGAGCAGGCGAGAAAGCTCCTGGGGCTTGACAAGGTGGATCAGATGGAACAGGAGTTCAAGCAGCTCAAAGCCAAGGCCATCAAAGATCAAATGCACGCCAAATTCCCCAACGTCCCGGACGACGTGGTGGAAGAGGAGATCAAAAAGTTTGAGGCGGTAAACCCTCAGCTGGCCGAGGCGATGCGCACGACCCCCGAGGGTATGGAAATGGCGTACAAGGCGGCCCTGGCCTCAATCAGGCCCAACGAGAAACCCGACAACCTGACAAAAGGCAGCGAGACGGGAGAGAACGAAGGCAAGGACGACCTGGCCGAAAAGGTCAAATCCGGCAAGGCCGACGAGGTTGATCTGGGATCCTTTATTCTCGGCGCGTAAAATTCGGGGGATTTCTACTCCCCCGACACTTTTCTATTTCCCCATACACCACAATCCTGAAAAAATGCACGATATACATCAAACTATAAGGATTGTGAAATGGCATTGACCACTTACAACAACACCGTGAATCAGAAACCTTCGGTTCTCGATTCGATCATCCTGCAAGGGCCCAGCCAGGTTCCCTTTCTCAAGTGGTTTGGTCGAGGCGATGTGAACGCCCCCAAGCACGCCTGGATCACCGACCGGCTGCGTGACCCCAAGCCCAACTACAACCTGGAGATCACCGGGCTGGAGGAGGACACCGAAGACACCAAGGTGATGCTGGACAATGTGACCCAGATCGTGAAAAACGAGTTCGGGCTCTCCCGCAAAGAGCGGAGTACCGCCCGTTACGGACAGAAAGAGTGGCCCTACCGCGTCGGAAAAGTCGGCAAGGAACACGCCAAGGACCTTGAATTCAACCTCCTGGGACTGCAAAACGACTCCGTGTTCGACAACTATGTCCCCGGAAGCGACACGACCGAGGCGCGGATGGCCGGGATTTTCCACTTCATCCCCAGCGAGCACCGCAAGGACCTCAAGGACGCCAACGGCAATCCCACCGTGCTGACCTACGACAGCCTCTCCGAGATCATCGAGCCGGTATGGGAACGCGGCGGTATCGAGGATGAGAGCTTCATGTTGATCTGTGGTACCTCCGTCAAGCGGGCGATCAACCGTTTTGCCGGAGATCAGTTCTTCCGCAAAGTGAGCGGTAAAGAGAAGTTCGACCCCACCCTCTTTGAGCTGGAAACCGACTTTGGAACGGTTCAGGTCAAAATTCACCGTCTCTTCAACCAGGAGAAACTGAGAGACAAAATCCTGGTGGGCAAGCTCTCCGAAGCCCGCATTATGTTCCAGACTTCGACCGAGTTCACGGAAGTCCCCACGGACAAGACCGCCAAATTCGGGCGCTACTACACCGACCTGACCCTTGAGGTCAAAAACCCCGACTATTTCGCCTGTGGCGAAGGACTGAAGTAATGACCTACGGGGAAGCCAAAGAGTTTGTCTCCGGCTTCCTGCTGGGGGATAACTCAAACCCTGAGATCAGGCCGCTTCATTTCAAAATGGCGATGACCGAAGTAGGGATGCTGTGCGTTCCCGAAAAGCTCAAGGCCGAATACACCGGGGCGGAAACGGACGTGCTGCGCCTGCTCCCGTCCGAAGAGGTGGAGAGAGACGGCGAATACAAGACGGTTCAGCACTACGTGAAGATGCCGCCGGTGTCGCAAGCCATCGACGACGCCGACTCTATGCCCATCGACGAGCAACTTTCGATGGCGGTGATCTTTTTCGTCTGCTCCTACCTGAGCAAGAAATACACCGACCGCTATGAGAAAAAGGCGGCAGCAGCCGTCAGTCTCTACGTCTCAAACGTATTGGCGGCCTGACACTCTGGCCCCGATATGCCACGGCATATCGTAGCGAGCGTGTCGCTCCAACATACAACCAAAGGATATACAAATGGCAGACAATGTAGTTCAAACCCTGATCGAGCAGATCGGGAAACACTGGGGATGGGAAGTCGGTGACAAGGTTCGCCAGGAGATCAACGCGGTTGTTTCCGCCCAAGATGTGGACATCGACCAGCTTCAGGCCGCGATCCAGACGATCCAGCAACTCCTGGACGCCGACCCTGATACCGAAGAGTTCGATGTAGGGCAGAACATCGTAACCCAACTGAGCGACCATCTGGCGCGTATCACCTCCCTCGAAAGCGATATGGCGACGCTCAAGGGTGATGCGACCACCGTCGGCTCCGTAGCCTACGCCGTCAAACAGGAGCGTGATCGTGCTACCGCAACTGAAGCCGGGCTTCAGTCCGATATCGAGACCCTGAACGGCGATGAGACCGTCGAAGGATCCGTCGCCAAAAAGGTCAAGGACGCCGTGGATTCCGAAGCGGCTGCACGCCAAAGCGCTGACGCCAACCTCCAGTCCCAGATCGACGATCTGACCGGCGGAGCTGAAGGCTCCATCGCTTCCGTCCAGAGTGAAGTCGATGCAATCGAGACCGGCGCTGGCTTGAACGACAACGGAAGCTATACGGCCAAATCCGATGCCAACTATATCGCCGACGCCACAAGCCTGAAAGACGCTGACGACAAACTGGATGCCGCCATCAAGAGCACAAGCGACGCGACCGCCACAGCTCAGGCAAAAGCCGACGCCAACGAAGCCGCCATCAATACCCTCAATGGTGACGAGACGGTAGAAGGCTCCGTAGCCAAAGCCGCCAAAGCCGCCCACGACAGCGCGGTGGCAGATGCTCAAGCCTATGCCGATGCCACCTTCGTAAGCAAGCAGCAGATCGCCAACATCAGCGCCGCTACCCTGGCCTCCATCTTCCGCCAGGCACTCGACTGTGGCTTCGACGGCAAGCCCAAAGACGATGTTCTGAACGGAACGGGTGACTGTGCGACTGCCAGCGGTGACGATGGTGGTGACGGCGCCGTCATCTAAGGGGGACTGAATGGCCCTCTATAAAAAGGAAGTCCTGGTAAGGCCCAATTCTTCGGCCGATTTTGAAGCGGCGATGAATTTCGCGCGAGACTGGTTGATGAATAGCTTTCAGGACAAGCCGGAAAACAAAGACGAGAACGGGAATTACATCGACTACTTTTTTGCGGCGGTCACGTTCGCCAAGGGGCACGCGACAAACGGCGGACAGATTTGGCTGATCTTCGCGCCGCCTTGCGAGCAGAAGTATTCAATGACCCCCGATCCCAATACGGGACGGATCGAGTTCATCACGGCAGACCTTGACGGCGTGAACGCACGCATCGAAGCAGTCGAGCAAACCGTAACCGAGAACAGTAACCAGATCGAAAATCACGAGGTGCGCATCGAAGCACTTGAGAACACTTCCAACGACGAAGTGGAAGCAACAGTAATCTAACAAATAAGGAGAAAGAAAAATGCATACACCTACACCGGGGCAAACAGCCACAAGAGATATGAATGAAATGCTTGCTATGGTTTTCGGATTCACCCCGCGATCAAGGGAGGACGCTCCGCTCACTTATGAGCAGCTTGACGCAAATATGGAGAGCTGCCTTGTCGCAATGGTGTTCAAGGAGCTTGCCCACGATAGCCTGCTTGAACTCCCCGCAATCAACAATGCACAGATGCCACCTAATGATGGCGAGGAGGTTGCTCTCACCCCGATTATGGGGTATGCAGCTATTCTCTTAAATGATCCGCTTGGTGGTGGCTCAAGTTTTTCCGGGACACTGAATTTTAGCGAGGACGTCTCTGGATGGTTCTACTCCCCTGGCTATGAGACGGCCAGAAAATTCTCTGGGCAGTCTGTGTCTTGCAGTGGGGACGACTTTGTTTTGGTGGTAGCAACAGGCAACAACAACGTAACAGTATCCGTTCCTGACGCCAGCGCATCCTAACTAAGTAACTCAGAAAGGAGGTGCACAATGGGGAGATACGAGCAGGCGGAGCATATTGAACCTGGGTATAGCCAAAGCGGGTATGTAGAGGGAGATAGCGCAGGGTTCCTCCCTGATGGAATCTCCGGCGTCTCAATGAGGTTCTTTGTTTCAGATGGGAAGGATAATGGCCCGTCCCCACTTGACACGGTAAAAGGGCTCATTTCGGAACAGCAGGTAGGGCTTTTGCTCTATCCTGAAACTGGTGATATCGTTTTAACGTCGAAAACCGAATCTGCAAAATTTTCCGGTGTTACCGATGATATTAAACAAGCGATAGCCGATTTGCAATCAAGGGCCCCCACAATTCTCCAACCAAGCATCGTGAATGCAGATGGTGAAGAAGTCGCAGGGGCCACAATCACCCAGACAGGAAACAACACCTTTGAGGTAACAGTCCCGGATGATCTGGTCGCTACCGGGTATAGGCTGAAATTTTCGGCTGTGGGGTGATTTAAGATGGCAAACAAGTACATCGAGATAAAAGCTGACGGATCGGTAGTTGTCTCTCAAGGCATCTTGGATGAATACCCAGAAATAAACGCCTATATCGACAACGGGAAGCTCATCGTGGAGAACGTTTGGCACGAAGAGTTTTTAAGGACAATCGGGCCTGGGGTATTCTGGTGCGAGGCACAAGAGTTTGAAAGCTACGGCGTGCTCTTTAGAGATGGGAACAGGGCCGTTGTCGATTCAGTCGATGGGCTTGTCGTACGATATATGAGTCATAACCCCAGCGATCTTGCACTAGAGGGGCCTATTGCGTCAGAGAATATGGAGCGCCTTATTTCCCCCTATGGTGGCATTGCTATCGACATAAGGGGAGAGCTCGAAAAATATGTCAGTGGAGGGCTTTCGCTAGATAGCCTTGCGACAATCGCCGCCGGGAAAATAAGGAGCGGAAAATTCGATTCTGTGCTAGATGGGAATGCAGTCAAGAGCGCAATCGCCGAGAATATTCAAGTGGTCCCCAAAAGCGAGATAAGCAAATTTCTCAACTCTGCTATAGATACGACAGAGATTTTGTCAGGGTTCTCGTCTATGGTGGGAGGAGAAAGATTCTCAATCACCGGATATGGGAACGACGGGTATATTCATATTGACGTGGAATCAGCCGGGAAGATACAGCTTGATTCTGATGATACTCCAAAGGATGTATCGGCGATTGAAAGATACTTGATTGACAACCATTTTTCTTTTTCCGGCGGGATGGGTGCAATACTGAATCCAGTTCCTCTTGGAGTAATAAGGGGGATGAGCGATGGTGGGATTCATACACTCCTTGGAAAGCACATCCAGAACGGAGATATACTTCATCGCATCGTCGTCACAAGCAAGGCTGGGGCAACAATGGACGGCAGTCTCGATAATCCAGCCTTTGACGCAGAAATGCCATACGTTGACCTGAATTATGACGCTGGGGTTACACCAATAGAAACAGTTGCGGAAATGATTGTGCAATTTTTCAGAGCGTATGGTGAAGCACGCGTATTGAGAATCAATGGCGGGGCCGCAGTATACAAGCCAGATACGATAGCCGCCAATGATTCTACTCCCGAAAATCTCACGGTCCTAGGAAACGTCAGGTTTATTATGGGCGCGTTCGCGTTGGCGCTTCAAAGTGGTGCGCCATTGCAATTATCGTCATTGTCTCTAGTCGGTGATCTATACATTCCTGAAAAAATTGCAGGCGGGATTACTCATCTTTATGTGAACGATTCCAGAGGGCAGTATCAATTCGACTACTCTATTTTGCCTGACAACATTGAAATATCCGGCGGGGGGTGGGATATTTCGCCGGGTGGGACACTGACAATAAGCAGCCCAGAAGGAGCGGCTATTCTTAAAAACGGCTCAATCATGTCGCGGGTATCAAACATACATATCCCGTCCCCCAGTACTGGAGATGGGGCATATTTGTGGAATATCGATGATCCCAGTATCCCCGTATCAATCAACGGAATTGAAGAAGTTGGACCACTCCCGGACACAGAAAATGCGCGATTGACAGAAATACAATATGCAAGATACTGTATTTCCACCGGGAAAACATCCTTCAACTGCTTATCTTCTGAAGTCGCTCTAGCAATTGATAGTACAGATGGGTTAACAATCGCCCATCAAAGGGACGATAACACTGAGGCGCTTTTCCTGGTTGGTGCTTTCAAAAAGGCATACGATGGCACAGATGTGAGCGCCGGGATAATTGGCTCCGGTATCCAAGGGTGGAGAACGGCATTGAGGGATGTTTCGGTTAGGGGCGCCAGACTATTGGGTCCTGGACCAGAGTCTAACCCATCCCCCATTGCGGCGGATATGCTGAGAGAAGGATTGTTGTCGGACGGAGATGTTACTTGCCCCCACGCAATCAGGGCAGAGGACAAGGCTATTATCAAGGACATCTTGAACGCCTTGGCTACTGCGTACATAAACAATATCAGATGGGGCGGATATGGCGGCGGATCACAGATACCAGAGGATAAAAGCAAAAACCCCACCAATATTCTGCGCGAGATATATGACAAAATTTTCTCAGATGAAGGCAGAATCGAAGCATTCACACGCGGTGAAACAATAGATTATACGTCACATGATGGGTATGTATCATTGCACATTTCCCGTAACGGGATATTGCAAGACCCGGCAGCGTTAGCGTTTGGGAAATTGATTGTTGATGGTGACAATATATCCCTCACATACGATGATCCCCATGACTTCAAGGCCAGCAACGGGATCATAAGGGCAAGAATGTGGGATACAGGAAGAGCAGACGGTGGTTTTTCTTACGCGGCTGATACTGTCGCAATGACGGAAAAATATGTTTCAGGCATCCATGTTGATCCAGATGGGAGCATTGATGATATCCCGTATATTGATCCGCCACAACCTGGCCCATACAAGCCATCAATAAGAGTTGAATACACGCCCACAAAAAAAGATGACGGGACAATCGTTGTCTCATATGCCGCGTATGATGAAGACGACAACGATATAACCGACCAATTCTCAACCATTACGATAGGTGATGGGTTCCTTCACAAAGAGGAGGTATAGCATGGGACGGCACGTAAACTACGGCGATTACCGATGGGAGTGGGACCCCGACAACCACACCATAACAATCACCCCGAAGCATATTGATAGAGCTGGCAGCACGGGCAAGTTTGGTCTGGGTAACGCTGTAATCGACTTAAATATTGCACATCCTGAGACAAAGCTTACGCAACCAATAACTGGAGAAACAACATCTGACGGCCTAATCCCCCCGGATTTTTCGCACATTAGGCGCTGGCACGCCTATCCAACACAAATGGCAAGCGTAACCAAGGAGCTTACTGGTTACAACGGGTGGAAGCATGAAATGACCTATATGGAAGCCTCGGCTTGCCGCGTTGTAGAGGTCTCCGCGTCAACAGTCCGTGAAGAGGGTTACTCGTGTAAAAGGGCGGGTGGCTGGTACAGGCTGGACAATGGTGGGCTGGCTCAGGGCGGGGTCTTTTACCCTGTCTCCGTTGGGGGAAGTGTCGGTGCCGCCGATCAAGTTGTGAAAGTCGGGGAGGATATATTTTTATTGTCTGGTGGGGCCGTGAAATGGTGCAGAAGAAGCCTAATCTCTGAAACCGGCCTCTCCTCCCCCAGCACAATTAGTGGAACCATGCTCAATCTAATCGAGAGAGAGAAGGGTGGAATGCTGCCCCAGGATTTTGAAATTCTAGAAATCGCAGGTGGTGGCACTTTGAAAGCCAGATGCTCGGATGGGGTAGCATACATTTTCAGCGTAGAAAACCCTAGCAGGCCGGCAATTGTTGGAAGAGTTGACAACGCAGGAAGAGTAACTAGCCACGGAATTTATGTGTACGACAGCATCGGGAAATATTATCGTACAGGTGGTGGAACGGCTCCGCTTGCGCCATACCTAGAAGGGGAAGTCGTGATGGTTAAAGAAGGGGCTCATAGCGATGCCATTATTAGAAAAGATGATGTTGCTGGTGCCAGTTCACCAATCGCCGACAAAATTTCAGACGTAATTGTCACGGGAACACCGGGCGCTTACGCGGTTAGGGGGACACAAGTTGATGCCTATGGGGTGATTGTCCAGAAGAGAGACGCGCTGGGAGAAATAAGGGTCTGGAAGTCTGGCTCTCCTGTAACGCCATCTGATATTTTGCCGCCTTCGCAAGCAGATTACTTTGCTAACAATAGACAAGATTGGAAGACTGAATGGGCTGGTGCGGGGAAAACAGGCAACGTTGTGGGCGAACCGGATACGTGGTATTCCCTCCTCACGGCTCCCCATTCATCCGAAAGGGACATCTCGATGCTGGTTGTTTCGCGCGGCGGAAAACTGTATGACGCCAGCGATAGCACGTGGAAAGAGCTTGAGACCACCACAGAAAAAGGCGCGGACTTGATAAGCTATATCTACGCTCACGATATGAGCAATGTATATGCAATTGATCCAGGTGCCCTAACCGACATAGAGCCCTTTGACGTTGACGGGCTTATCTTCACGTATTCGGACAATAGGTGGGTCGATGTGGACCTCAATCAGCATTAACATAAGAAAGGACAGAATATGAAAACATATCAAGTAAACCAGAACTTTGTGGAAGCACTCAGCACGCGCCGGACACTCTTCGGTGCACCGGCTACGGATTTTGTGGTGTATTACGCACCCCTCGACAATTTGGCCCAGACGACCGTGATCGACGGTGGAATGACCGAGGCGGTGGAGGAGATCGGAACGGCGCACACCGCCACGACTACGGCAGCCTCTCCCTATGGAAGCCGGGTGCTGCATATCGACAGCGCCAACGGCACCCTGGAAGAGGGCGACGTGATCGAGTACGCAAGCGGAAAATACGCCTACATTATGAAGATCGCCGGTGACAAGGTGTATCTCAAAACGAAACTGAGAGCGAACGTCGCAAGCGGCGCAACATTGACGCAGGTGGGGAACACCGGGGAATATGCCAGTGGCACCATCGCTATCCCCGCTGCCGGGGAATACTCCCTGACCATCGAAAGCCCCTCTCACGGAATCGTCGTTACCGACCGCGTGCGGATCACCGAAGAGGTCACGAGCGCACCCGACACCGACGCACCCGAAGAGGACACGGTAGCCGTCGCCTACTAATGCCGGGGGCTTGCTCCGCCCGACACTTTTCTATTTCCTTCTACACCACTCCTTCCCTATCCTCTTTTTATGATTGTGCGCATTGATACTACCAACATTGCCAGGGGCCGGGAGTTTTCTCTTTACGCGAAGAACTCCAATGGTCTCCCCGTAACAGTCCGGGCACTCAAGCCAAGTACCGGAGAGGTGACGGCTATCGAAATGCAGCACGGCACGGCGGGAGGTTTCGACGTTTATACCGGCACGGCACCGATTCTCGATGGCTACCTGATTGCCACAATAGGCAAACAGAAGATCGCAAAGAAGATCGGCCATCCGCTTCCGTCTTTCGTCTTGGGCTACAAGGACGGATATACCGTGCCATATGAAGCCTACGACATCCACGGTAGCGTGATCGCATCAGGCAATCTGACCGACATCGGCGGGGGCTATTACTACACGATGATCCCTCCTGAGACCCTGGTGGTGAAGGCTCTCAAAAAGCATTTTCTGGTGAACAAGAACCTACTCAAGATGGAGTATGAAATCACGATGGAGGGCGGTGCTCTCAATTCGACATTCGACAATGCTCAGATGGACAACCTCACCCTGCCGGATGTGGAGCTGAAAGATGTGACCCTTGGTGACGCCCAACTAGACAGCACTCTGCCAAACGTAACAATCAAGGAGCTTTGATATGAGTATGGACTTACAGCTTTACAAGGACGCCATCGTCCAGACGATGAACGTCATAAACTCCGATCCAGACTCGGTGATGGCGAAAGCCGAAGCCCAGGTAAAACAATACCTGGAGGACAATACATCAATCACCGATAACGAGCGGGCTTCCATCTACGCCCAGTTTGTGACGAACGTTACGACCAATGCTGTTACGCAGGCTATCAGTGCCGCGACGCAAATCGCCATTGAGGGGCCGGTAAGCGAACAGAAAATCCTCAATATGCAGGGTGAGCTTGCCATCGAACAGGCCAAGAGCGATAGTGACATCGCGGTAAACAATCAGAAGATCGCGTCGATGCAGGCTGAGGATACCGCGAGAAAGAACGAAGTCGCGGCAAAAGTAGCCAAAGCGAAGATCGAGATCGAGCAGCTAATCCCTTCCCAAATTGCCATCAACGATAAAGAGCTTGAGATCAAGGGGAAGGAACTCTCCCTCAAGGATAAAGCGATAGAGCAGATGGACGCCGAGATCGCGCTGAAGCAACAGCAGGTGGCGGTAGAGACGAAGAAGGTCTCTATGATGGATCAGGAGATCGCCCTTAAAACCAAGCAGGTCGCCGTCGAGGAAAAGAAAGTGGGGCTTATGGGCGAACAGCTCAACGTCGAGCGGGAGAAGGTACCGCTGATCCGTGCCCAGGCGCAGGTGGAGGCGAAGAAGGTCTCCCTGATGGAGGCCCAGGTGGAGGAGATGCACAAGAAACTCTCCCTGATGGAGAAAGAGATCGCGGTGGAAGCCCAAAAACTTCCGCTTATGCAGGCGCAAACGGAAGTCGAGCAGAAGAAAGTCTCCCTTATGGATCAGCAAATTTCCGTAGAGAAGGAAAAGGTCAATCTGCAACGCGCCGAAGTCGATCTGCGCTATGCCGACATTTACTACAGACAGCAGCAGGCAAAGACCGTCGCAAACAGCCTGATCGTCAACGAGCGCATCGAGAAGATGAAGGCAGAAACCCAGCTCAAGATCGCCACAATCCAGGCGGCTTCAATCTAACGCAAAGGATAGAGAATGACCGTAGATACCGCATTGCAGACGATGCAGAAGATCATCGACAATACCCTGGAGGAGTACAATCAGTCCCCGGACTCCAAGGACGATCAGGGGAACCGTATCCCGCACCCCCTCGACATCGTAGATCAGGATGACGAGTTATTCGCCCTCGACATCTCCCTGAAAGAAGTGGCGCTCAAGGCGGCCCCCGTCTCTCTGCTTGAGACAAGCGGCAGTACAGCTCCTGAGCTTCGGCGTGTATCGACCGACTACTACATTCGTGTCCCGGCGGAACCGCAGACGGGGCAGAACCTCGACATAGACGATGGCCTATCCTATGCCGTCGTCTATCGAGCTTTGGGTAAATTGTGGCGTGAATACAGCGAGTATGAGCAGGAGTCCGAAGCCATTGTGAGCACTTATATCCAGGCTTATCGAACCTATATGGACGCCTTGATCGCCGGAACGGTGCAGAGTGACGCAGAGGCATATATCCGCTTCAGCGCAGACGGCAGCGAGTGGCACGACAGTTACACCCCCGGGGACATCTATATCAGCTTCCGCAAGATCGACACCGATAGCTGGACTCCGGCGATCCGTTTTGTGGGACAGGACGGACACGATGGGGAGGACGGCCAGCCTTGCAGCGATACGCAATTTGTCGCCCTCCAGGATACTCCGTCGGGTTATGATGGAATGGCGGGCAAAGTTGTGGCCGTCAAATCATCGGAAGACGGGGTAGAGTTTATCGACGCTCCAAGTGGCGGTGGCGCATCCAAATTCACCGACCTACAGGATACCCCGTCTGCCTTGACCGCCGACAAGTGGCTCAAGGTCAACGCGGCAGGCGATGCCATCGAGCTTACCGACGCGCCGAGCGGTGGAGGGGCGGTGACGCAATTCGGTGATAAAGTCTTTTACAGTGAAGACAGCGGTGATGTTGAGTTGGACGCTGAGACATATAATAGTTTTTATTTATATCCATCAGACAATACTACATACTCTTTCAAAAAATTCGATGATGACAATGACACGAGCACAGATCAAGTTTCCGGATGGTTTGGAACGACGTACACCCTTGTAATCGTAAGCATCGGAAACGTTGCTGTGTCTTTCGATACAAATGAGCAATTCTATGGGGACGTGAGCGTAGAGCCTGGCAGCAATAGTAATGGGACGAATATCTCGGCTACGGTCCTTGATCTGTATTATGATGGGGCGGGGTGGATAGTAAAAAATAGGGTAGTTATCACAGATTACAACGCATAGCTATGAAAAAATATGAAAAAGTGCCGTACCCGCGCCCAGACTACACCGACCCGGACCTAATCTCGGCAGAGATGGCAAATGGAACATTCGCTAAGGCTGTGCTTGATGATGTATCCCATTTTCGTCCGGTACTCGATAGATACAACGTCACAGAAGACAAGCTGGTGGAGCGGAGTGTGGAGAGTGGCGCAATCAAGCCGGAGGACTATGACCTATCAATGCGTGATGTGACGCTTGCCGGAGTTAACGAAACTGCCTGGCAGCCGTACTATGTTGAGTTGGAGGATCCTGAACCTGAGATAATTTATAACCCGATTGATTTCTACACGATGGTTGAGTGGCACGGCAGGAACAGTACAGAGCTGCCGGGGATCGCTTCGGATGATACGACTGGCTACCACCTGAGCACGATCTGCTATGACGACGAGAAACCAGGTCTCTTCGGCTTCAAAGAGATAAAAGATGAGGACGGCAATATCATAGAGCGTTACGCCGCCTATTACAGCCTGATTACGGAAACGCTCTCCATCCTTGGGAGGCTGCCGGACGGATACGACATCCAAGACGCAACCTACATCGGCTATGTGAGGGGTGCCTACATCCTGAACTTTGCTGGTGGACGATATGTCAGCTTCCTCTTTGACGGATCGGTTCTCCAGGCGGATGGCTACTCCGACCGCTTTGCCCCGCTTGGGGAATATGGATGTTTCGCCGTGACGGACGGGAGTAGCACCTATATTCTGAACACAAGATTTGAAAGACAGCTATTCGCTCCGCCGCTTGACGACCCCGGCGCCGTCCCGACAGACTCGATCCCAGGCGACTTCTGCGCCGCCGCTATGGGGCTATCTTCCGGCCCTACCAAATATCCTTTTGGTATCAGGGTGGGCCGCTCCCTTTACGTGGCGAAGGATAACAACTCTTCATACCGTTATAGGAACACCAAGAGGGGATGGATGGTGGCGACGGTCAACACCCCGGTATGGAAATACGGGAAGATGCTGAAATACGACTACGCGACAGATAATTGGTTCCATTCACCGCTCAAATTGCTACATTACAACATGATAGCTCACGGGATTTTTACCAGGCCGACTGTGCCGCCCCACAACTCGGTGGGAGAAGTCTCTTTCCCAAACTCTGACAGATATGGCGACTTCGCTAAGGTTGGGGATACAGTGTGGCATACCTACGACTTTAAGAAGTGGGAAAAAGTGACGGGAGACGGAGCGGATCAACTCTACGGATGCAGCGGAAGGGTATGGACGAAAGGCAGGAGCGATGGAATAGTGGGGCTTATGCCATACGCTATCGAGATAGTAGATGCGATTGATCCAAAAGGTGGGAGAAAAACCGTCCTTGTGTTTGAGGGCTTTATTTTTAGAGGAGGAGCGTAATGGCCTACTTCATCGACAGACAGAAAGACAAATACCGCCAGGGCATTTCCACCCAGCAGGGAACGAATGGGGTAGCTCAGGGCGGAGAGGGCTGGAAGAGCCAATATGGGCAGCAGACAAACTCCATCATCAATACGCTCACGTCCGCCGCCCCAAAATTCCAGGCACCGGAAATCAAAGATTCCCTTCTTTCTCAAAAAGGGTTCAATCAGGCTCTCGGCGTTGTCCAGGCGCGGAACAATGCGAAGCTGGATATGATGAACCGCCGCAACCTTTCCGGGGTTTTGGGTTCTCTCCTGGGGAATGAGACGAGACGGTACGGCATCGACACCCAGGCCGGAACACAGCGCTACGGAATCGACACGCGGGCAAAGACCCAGCAGGGAATCGCCGCACTCAACGCGAAGACCCGGATAAGGGGGCAGGACCTTGATGCGAAGATGAAAGACAAGGCCCTGCAGGAATCTGCCGCCTATCACAAGATCATGCAAGACTACTACACCGGTCAGCTCACAAATCAGCAGGCAAAACTCCAGCTTGAGCAAGCGAAACTCAATGCCCCCAGGAGAATCAGCCCCATTGATGAGCAGTATAAGCGGGCCAGGATACTCAAGAGCGCCGGGGGGATTGACGCCTTGATCGCAGATGAACACGCAAAGAATTTGACTAACGAGCAAAAAAACTACATCACCGCGCAATACATCCAAAAGGGAACACTCCCCGCCGGGCTAAAGCTGAAAGAAACGCATATTATTGGCAAAGACGACTACGAGCCGGTATATGTTCAGCCTAAGCAGCAAGAACCGGCGCCACAACAGCAGGCCCAACAGCAAGCCCCGGTAGTCACGGGGAAACTCCTGGACTCTCTATCCAAAACTATGGGGGTGGATAGAAGCAAGTTTAGGATAAGCGACGACGGGAGAGGCGTTGTCTTCCCAGACGGTAGTGTAATTCCCGCCTCTGAAGCCAGAAAGAGACTCGGAGTATAGAGAATGACAATGGCAGAAGAGTTTTTGAAAAGGACACAGAGCAGCGACCAGGATCGACAGCCCACAATGGCGGATCAGTTTTCGAGCAGCCATCCAATACATGAAAAAACAATGGCTGAAAAGTTCCTGGAAAGAACGCCACATCCTCCCGCTCCAAAGGCCCCAGCAACCACAGACACAAAGCGCTATGAAGCCAACGATCCCCGCGTACATCTGTCCAAGGCAGACGTGAAAGCTGCCGAAGCCAACAAGCAGGGGGTATTGGGCAGCTTCGCCAAGGGCTTCACTCACAACTTTGACGAGTATGCTTCGACGATCAATGACGCCGCAGATTGGTGGGCCGACAAGATCACCGGGCGCGATACCAAATTCTTTGAAACCAATAAGCGGTATTGGAACCGCCAAAAGCACATGAACGAGATCGAGACGGAAGATCACCCCATAGCTAAACTCGGTGGCGAAATCCTACTTGACCCCGTGAACCTGACACCAGCAGGTATCGCCGCCAAAGGAGCCAAGGCCGCAAGGATCGCCAAATCTGCGGCAATGGGAGCGCCTATCGGGTATGCGACCTCAATGGTGAAGAACGCCGGGTCGGATACGAAGCCGGAGGCCGTAAAACAGGATGAGAACGAGGTGAGTGCCGGAATCGTGGCGGCATTGAACGGTGTGATCGCGGCATTGACAAAGGGGAAAGTGACCGATGCCATTAAGGACGGCGAACACCTCCGGCAGGTGATGGCCCCACATCAGGGCAAAAGCAAAGATGGCAAAACTATCGGTGGTTTCGTGACAGGGGGAGAACATAGAGCACCTCGGAGAGACCAGCCCGGAGAGCTTGCAAAAGCGGCACTGGACACCTTGGCTTATAGGCCAGAGGCTCTTGGGATGAGCCGGGCAAAGGCAGACAAGATTCTTGATGACGTCAATCACGTTTTAGTGGGAGAGCCGAACCCCAAAGCTCTCAAAGAAGAAGCGCGGCTTAGGGCGCAAAAATCCAAAGAGATGAGAGAGGTTTATAGAGGGAATCTACCCGAAGCGTCCTATAAAGATGTGACTCTAACTGGTGGACAGGCTAAATATGGAGCCGAAAAGATCGAACGGAGGCATGGAAACAACACTCAAAGAGGATGGGTAAACGCCGAAGAGAAGTACGGCATTCCATTCCAGATTGACAATAAAAATAAGGTAGTCGATTATAGGGGTGATACTTATGTGACGAATGGGGCAGATGGAGCTACCATAAACTTAGGTGTTAGAGATTTTGGTGGGAAGAAAGAGGTAGTTACACTACATTCGGACAGAGGGCTGGAGGGACGCAAGCTTCCCCTCACTCTCAAGCCATCCGACAAAGCGGATGCGGGCTGGCCGTCCTCACGATTTTCCAGCCGTCAGCCCTCTGTATCTGAAAGTATAGCACAAAACGAAACACCGCCGCAAATCAATCCGTTCTCCGATCCGCTTGAAAAGATCATGCAAGACCCCATTTTTTACCACGCGCTTGAGCTGGCAAAAAGCCGTGAGGCGGCCTCGATGCGTTATGGGAAGATCAGAAATGCCCCACGGGATATCAGACAAGTAAACAACGGCAATGGCTGGGAAACACAAGTGACGAAAGAGCACGATATCCCGAACCCCAATGCGGACTTTTACTTGAGCAAAGCGGACGTGAAGAAGATCGAAGCGGGTAAGATCACTCCGGAGATCGAGGAGAAGATCAGGAACGACGTAGGGGTACTCCTTAATCATCCCGATTGGTCTGAGGATGCACACCGTATGCGGGAAGAGGCATACAATATCTTTGCCAATGGAGGCCACAACCTTGCAGCCGGGGCCGGACTTGGGACCCTGAACGCCGTATCGGGAGAGTATGACCCGAATCAAGACCTGACGACCCAGGTGGCCCAGAAGTTTATGGAGGGGATGGCTGCCGGTGTCCTGGGAACCGGAGCCGTGAAGCTCCTGGCTAAGCAGCGCCCCGAAGTGTATCAGCGGCTCCAGGAGCTAATCAACAGCCACGAGAACGGCGGAACACGGCTGGGAATGTTTGCAGGCTCCAAGGCGACCGGCTTCAAGGACGCTGAGGAGGCAGGGCGCGTCCATCCCGGCAAATACGACCTAATGCCGCGCTTCGAGATCGACGATAGCAAGTCTACTATAAAGTCTATTGAGCCTGGAACACACCGGCTTGAGGACGTTTTGCAACACGATGAGCTTTATAGGAATTACCCGGAGCTCAAAGATGTAAAAGTCACGTTTGCAGAAATGCCGAAGGGCGAAAAGGGATATTACGAGCCGGGAAAAAATGAGATCGTCCTAAACTCCACTATGCCCAAAGATGAGATCAGATCCTCCCTGCTTCACGAAGCACAGCACGCCATCCAGGATACAGAAGGTTTTGCCGGCGGAGGAAGCTACGACCAGGCACTACGAAAGATCGAAGGACGGATTTACGACTTAGAGAAAAGGAGCAGCCTATCCCCGCTTGAGGCGATGCGCTATAAAGATCAACTCGACGAGCTGAAGCGAGCCAAGGGTGAAAAGGCATTTGAGCTTTATCAGAAGATGGCCGGGGAGATCGAGGCACGGGAAGTCCAGGCGCGACAGGGGCTCACACCCGAGGAGCGCAACATCATACCCCCGTATGAGAATACAGGCACGCTGGCTCAAACCGGAAGTCCAGAAGCCTACAACTCCGCTTTTATGGCCGAACTTGACGGACGGCTTGCCGACCATAACTCTGCTGGCATCCACCCGGATGAGGCCACACTTGATTTTTCCGGCAGCAGGGCGGCCTCTATGGAGCGTCCCGGACGCAAAGGCTCAAAGAAGCTGGAGCATTTGGAAAGCTTGGTGCATAAAGAGTTTGACAGGGATTGGGCCGACATATCCAAGGGGCTCAAAGGGGATTTCAAAGTCCTCTTTACTGACACATTCTCCGGAGCATACCACGAAGCGAGGGACGCGGCTCAGGCAGCGAAACAGGCGGCGGCCAAGAAAGCGGCCAACATCCATCACGCGCTCAAACAGCTTCCGGAAGATAGCCGCGTCAAGCTCCATGAGTATATTGTAGGGGACATTCCCCCCGAAGCCGTGCCGCCCAAAATCCGGCAGATTGGAGACAATATCCGTGCTACGGTCAGAGAGATCGGGGATCAGCTAGTGCAAAACGGCATAGTGCCCCAGGAAGCTATCGACGCCTGGGGAGAGAACTACCTGAAGCGGATTTACGAACCCCACTTCCTCAAGGACAAGGCGCAGCAGATCGCCAACCGCCTCACCAAGCCTGTGATGAAGCGGCGCGGTAAGGTGATGGAAGTGACTAGGGGGCAGCTTGAGCGTATGCACGTAAGCGGCGAGATAGACCCGGAGCTTGTCGGTAAGCCGCTCAAGGAAGGAGGGATCGAAATAAGAAAACTCCCGAACGGAAAGTATGAGGTGCGCAGGGATTGGACGAAAGCAGAGCGCGAAGAGATGGGGGAGATCAAAGATGCCGCCGTGACGATCCCAAATACCATCGTTCACATGCACCAGCTCTTGGAAAACGCCAAGCTCCTAAAAGAGATCGCCCATATCGACGGAGCGGTATTGACCCCGGATATTGCCAAGCAATTCAGCCCGGAAGAGCTGGCCGAAAAAGGATACAGGAAACTCCCGGCAGACCCGCGCTTTGGGGCACTATTCGGGCAATGGGTGAGGAAGGATGTGGCAGATGATGTGACATATCTCAATGACACGATCCTGGAGCGCTACCTTGGAAGTGATAACGAAGTCGTCAAGGGGGCCGGGAAGCTGCTGAATTTGTGGAAGAAGGCCAAAACGGTGTGGAACATCCCGACACATTTTAACAACCTAACATCCAATATGTTCCTTATGCACTTGGCTGGTCTGAACCCGGCAGATATTGCGAAGAACCTGGGCTCTGCCGGGAAGATGATGATAAAAGCAAAGCGGATGAATGAGCTTGAGAAAAAGGAAGTGCTCAATGCTCTCAGTCGTGGAGAAAGACAGGAGCTATCCGGGCTCAGGAATGAACTCAAATACTACCGCGAAGCAGAAAACGCTGGATTGCTCAATACGAGCTATCTGGAAGATATGGGTGGCCTCGGCAACGACTTCAGGGAGCGCGGGACGCTTGGAAAAGTGGATGAACCCCTCTCAAAATTCTACCAGGCCGAAGATGCGGTGAATAAGCTGGCGATGTTCAAATTCCTGCGAGAGCAGGGCTGGGACGTCAAAGAAGCAAGAAAAGCCGTCGAGTCGGTTATGCCGGATTATTCCAGACCGATGGCAAAGGGGTGGAGGGCATTAAGGGACGCTGGGATTTCCCCTTTTATTGCCTGGACTTACTTCACTTTCCCGAAAATGGTGAGGATGCTGGCAAGTAAACGAGGGGCGATCCAGGCGGCGACCGCCCTTGGCGCACTTTATGGATTCTCGAAGCTTGCAACGGGCATAGGGAACCCATACTCCGACGAGCTACCGGACGACTTCAAAATGTCCCGTATCCCCTTCTACCGGGATGGCAGTCAAGTTACTACCTGGAAGGCCGATAAGGTTGTTCCTTATATGCAGATTTTCCATCCACTCCAAACAGCAAGAGAGATCGCCTTCCAGGGGCCGCTTATGCAGCTTGGTAGTGCGGCTGCGGGGATAAAACTCTACAATGGCCGCCCGATCACCAACCCGCATAAGCCCATATCTCAGCAGGCTTGGGACTGGACGAAGTATCTGGCTAATCAGTTTACCCCGGTTCCGGGGCAGGTGATGAATGCTGAGAGTTTGATTGAATCCCTGGTGCGAGACAAAAAGAACCGAAAGAGATCAAGCGACATCGTTCCCAGATCGACGCTCCAGGAGCTGCTTAAATTCTTCCCCGGCATAAACACGCTGACCTATGATGTTGATAAGCTCAAAAAAAAGAGAGAGCGACAGAAATAGGTTTCCTTTCGCCGCTTCAGAAGGATAGGATTCAAATAAAAAGGGATGATATGGGATTACTCGATTTCAACCTTGGTGACATCGGCGACGTGCTAGTAAAGGCAAGAGAGGCCCTGACCGGCAAATCCATCGAGGACCCGGTTAAAAAGGCCGAGATCGCCCTTCAACTCCAGCAGCTTGAACAGGCTATCAATATGGGGCAGATTGAGGTTAACAAGGAAGAGGCGAAGAATCCGAACCTCTTTACTTCTGGATGGCGGCCGGCAATCGGCTGGGTAGGGGCTATCGCCCTTGCCTACACCTACATCGTCGCACCTACGGTTGTATGGATCGCGGAGCTTAATGGCGTAGTGGCGAAACTTCCCACGATTGATACCGGAGTGCTCTTCAACTTGATCCTGGCAATGCTTGGCTTTGGCGGACTGCGAACCTATGAGAAGATCAAAAATGTGCAGGATAAACACTGATGAACATTGAAATAAAAGAAGCTATCGAGGCTATCGCTTTTGTCTCCGGGTGGGTGGCTGCGTTTACGTCTGTCAAAGTAAAAAACAACCAGGCTCTTAAAAAGCTTGAGGAGATCAAGCAAGAGATGGATAGAGAGGATAGATTGCTGCACGAAAGGTTGTCCGAGAAAAAGAGGATATTTGACGATTTCCGGCAGTCGGTGATGGCTGAGATTTCAAAAATCAAAAACGACAACCACAAGTTTCTGGAAACGGATCACGCAGAACGCAAATTCGCCACAAAGACTGAACTTGAGCTGATGATTAAGAATGTATCCACGCAATATCAGGCATTGTCGGATAAGATGGATTCTTTGATGGAGAGACTGCCAAAAAGGTAA